CTCTTTGATGCGCGGCTTCTTGGGGATGCTGAAGGGCACGATGTTGTCAGTCATGGGCATTGCGCTCACGGTAGATGTCCTTCATGTGCTGCCTGATGCGCTCGGCTGATCCCTGGCCATAGATCTTCTCGCTGGCCACCAGCATGCGCTCGACCATTGCTTTGTCCTTGGCGTAGTCCCAGGCTGCCAATATGTCCCTGGCCTGGCCACGTTCGCTGATCCAGCGCTCGGGCAGTGGGCCTGTTTTCTTTGGTAGCCGATATGGCTTTTTGATCACTTTGCATCTCGTTTGGCCTGCAGTTGCAGCTCTTTGACAAGCACCTTGCGTCCAAGGTCTGTGACCTTGTTGTTGGCAAGCACTAGCCCTCGGCGACGCAGTGACCAGTAGGTGTTCCAACTGCCAGGCTTGTCGTTATACAGCCTAAACTTCCAGCCCATCGCCAGGTGCTTAAGCATAAATATTTGATGGTTTGACAGACTCATTCTTCACTTGAGCTTGATGGCGTTGATCACGCGCTGGGCAATGCTTGGGTTCTGGCGTTGCTGCTCGGCCTTGATGCTCTCGGCCAACTGCTTGCGCAGCCACACAACGCCGCCCAGTCGGGCCCACTCTTTGTGCTCCCAGGGTCTGAGCCTGGCGCTGACTGATCTGGTCACGCCTGTCATGTCACTCTTTGGTCTTGGCATAGTCGTCTTTTAAAATCTCGTTGTTGAGCTCCAGGGCAATGCGACGCACCCCTTTGAGCAGCTCATGTAGGTTGTCAACGGTCTCCATCTCCCGCTCAAGCGCGTCTTTCAGCAGCGCGATCTGGTGGTGCAGGTTGCGGATCTCACCGTTGGCCTCTTGGGTGTCGCGGATGATCCCGTCATCATCTCGGAATAGCTTGACGTAGCTGATGTGCATCACTTGCTCCACTTCCAGTGGTTCCATGTCGTGACCTCGCAGTCGAGCTCCCAGAGATGCACCCCGGTGATCGTCTGCTGGTGGCGACGCAGCTTGCGCATGCCCTTGAGGTAGATCTGCCTGGCCCGCTCTTGCGTGCAGCCAAGCTCTTGGCCAGCCTCTTTGAGGGTCAGATCGTCGTGCGCGACCAGCTTGATGGCCAACATCTCTCGGTCTGTCAGCCTTGCGTCGGCCAGGATCTTGAACAGCAGATCCTTAGCCTCAAACAGCTCCATGTCATCCTGCAGCTGCCACGACCACTTGTGACGGGGCAGATCTGGCAGCTCGTCATCCCGGCTGTACCAGATCCTTTTGACCTCACTGGGCAGGCTTTCGGTCATCAGTTGCCCGTAGTATTGCGAGCGTTTACCGTGCTTGTTGACGTGCATCACTTGTGCTCCCAGGCCTTCACAAAGGCGTAGACCACCGCCAGGCAGATCACGGCACCCAGCACCAGCACGCCAAAGATCACAAGCAGGTCAGTCATTTGCTCTTCTCCTCTGTGCGCCGTGGTGGCACTGGTTGTGCATCCAACATATCTCGACACGCAATAATGGATGCAATGTCATCAGGCTCTTGCTCTGTGCGCTGTGGTGGGGTGACTCTTACCATGTGCTTTAGCCAATCAGCCTCAAACCACTTATCTTGCCCGTTAATCCTGACACGTATGTCTGTGTGATGTGCGTGATTCAGACCATCAATCAAGCGTTGAATGGAATCCACTTGAAGCGAGTTAATGTTTTTGTCAGTCAACAGCCACGCCACAGGCTCTTGCTCAATCTCTTGCCCAAGCCTCTGAACCTCACGCATGGGGTCTGCCAATGCTCTCTCTGCCACCAGTTTTGCAAAGTGATAGCGTGTATAAACCTCACCATCTTCAATAGACTGACGCATAGCCTGTTGCCACATGGTGTCAATTTCTTCTCGTGTCATTTGTCGGCCTCCAGTGCCCAGTGCAGCAGCGCCAGCGCGTCTGCCTCGTTGTCATCAGTTACCGGGTGGCCAAGTAGTTGCATGGATGCAACCATGGCCGCCTTGTCGGCATTGCCCCGGCCAGTCGCATGCTTCTTGATGGTGCCCACCGGCACGCCCTGGTAGGGAATGTTGTTTTGCTCAGACCAAGAGGTGAGGGTGGCCAGCAGCCCACCGTAGACATGCGCAGAGTCGGTGCTGGCGTGGCGGCGCACCTCTTCAAAGTAGATGGCGCTGATCTCTGGGCCAACGCTGCCGTAGATCTCAACCAGCCACTTCTTAAAGCGCAGGTAGCGCATGCCGCCACCCTCGTAGCGGCCAGGCTTGAAGCTCGACCAGCCATGCACGATGGTGCCGTCAGCCGCCTGGCAGGCCCAGCCGGTGGTGGTGCCCAAGTCCAGGGCCAGGACAACCGCCGTCATAGCTGGCCAGCCTCGCGCAGCGCCTGCACAAATGACTCAACGTCAGGGCAGGGGAGGTCGCTCCAGCAGCCAGCGTCCCCGGTCATAAAAAGCGCTTCAGCGATCACATCCTCTGGCATGCGCTGGCCTTCCTTGGTCTTGTCCAAGATCCTGTTTGCATCTTCCAATGTCATGGCTGACGCACCCCGCCCAGGAACCGCTGCAGCCGGGGTTGGAGCTCGCCGTACTTAGGCATGAGCTGGTCACGCACGCACTGGTCAATGAGGGATGACACGCTGCGCCGCTGGTCGGCAGCCGCAGTGTCCAGCAGCGCCCTGGTGGCAGGGTGCAGCCGCATGAGGAAAGGTTTGAGTTTGGGTGTGTCCATCACGCAAGTGTATATCACCCAGATATTGCACAAGCCCACCCAAATGCATGATTTATTGCTGGATTAGGGTAAGTCCCTAGTTATTATGGGCTTTTGGGGGTTGTACAGCGATATACAAATCGTGCCATAATCCTCCCATGTTCAACGCGCAGATGAAGCGCAAGGAGTTGCAAACATGACCCAACTAGCCCAACAGATTCAAGACATCGAGCGCCAGATCGCTCTCATTGAGCACACCGCTGCCAACTACATCGGCGGTGACAAGGCCTACCACTCTGGCTTCCAGACCTTCTTGAAGCCTGCAGCACAGCGCAAGGTTGATTCGCTCAACAAGAAGCTGGACGCATTGCTCGACAGCGTGGAGGCTTGATCATGTCCAAATTCGTCGCCTACTACCGAGTCTCCACCGACCGCCAGGGTCAATCTGGCCTTGGCCTTGATGCCCAGCGTGCTGCTGTGGCCAAGCACATTGGCACCGCCGAGATGGTGGCCGAGTTCACCGAGGTCGAGTCTGGCCGCAAGAATGACCGCGAGCAACTAGCTCACGCATTGAGCCTGGCAAAGCGTACAAAGGCAGTCCTTGTGATTGCAAAACTCGACCGCCTTGCCCGTAACGTCCACTTCATCTCTGGTCTGCTTGAGTCTGGCGTGCCCTTTGTTTGCGCTGACATGCCCGAGGCTGATCGCACCTTCTTGCAGATGATGGCCGTGTTCGCTGAGTGGGAAGCGCGCAAAATCAGCGAGCGCACCAAGGCAGCGCTGGCCCAGGTCAAGGCACAAGGCCGCACACTGGGCTGCCCAACACCGCAGATCGGATCGGCCATAGGTGTCAAGGCCGTGATGGCCAAGGCTGACAAGTACGCCGACCGCGTTGGCCCTATCGTGCGCGACATCATCGCCCGGTCTGGTGCCAGCACCCTGAGAGACATTGCTGCAGCCCTTGAGGCTCGCGGCGTGGCCACACCCCGTGGCAATGTGACCTGGGGGCCAACTCAGGCCTCCAACCTTTTGAAACGCCTCAACCTGGAGTCAAGCTATGCATGAGACATTGTCAGAAAAAATCACCGTGGCCACATTGTTTGTGGCTTGCGTTGGCCTCTTGATCTGGATGCCAATATGAATGCAAAGATCACCACCCCACCCAAGACCCTGTTACAGGGCGCTGAGTACACAAGCGCCGCGGCCACTGACATTGAGCGCACCTGGCGCAAGCACGGCTGGCTGCCCAAAGAGGAGCGCGAGGCCGAGCTCAAGGCCCAGCAGACGGTCAAACGCATGAAGACCAAGGAGCGCAATGATGCTGGCTCCTAACCTTGCCGCTGGCCGCGACATGCGCAACCGCCAGCTCGACATCTTTGAGCAGACCGACCACCAGTTCTTGGAGCGCTGCCGGGCACTAGCTGTGCTCATCTGCCGCCAACAGGGGCAGGTCTCGATCAACGACATCCGCGCCTTTATCGAGGTGCCGCCGGGTGTCCACCCATCTGTTCTGGGCGCGGTGTTCCGCACCAAACAGTTTCGCAAGGTTGGCTTTACCGAGGCCACCCATCCCCAGGCGCACGCCCGAGTGGTGCGCGTCTATTCCCTAGCCACTAACAAGGAGTGAAAAATGGCAGGCAAACTGACAGACGATAAAGAGATGAGCGCCAGCCGCTTACCCGGCCTCATGGGGTTCAGCAGATACAGCAGCCCCAACGATGAGCTGTCGTTCTCGATCAACGCCATTGATGGCAAAGAGCGCCCCGACATTGGCAATGAGGCCATGGGCTGGGGCAACCGGCTGGAGCCCGTGATCCTGGCTGAAGCTGCCAAGCGTTTGGGCCTGGAAAAATTCGACACCGACATTGGCGAGGCTTACTCGCACCGCGAGATCGCCTTGAGCTGCAGCCTGGATGGAGTTGGGTTTGGCGATGGCCAGTTGATCAAGCCAGACCCTGACCGTGGCATCTATGTGGTTGGCCAGGACAGCATTAGGCTGGATGGGCCTGGCGTGCTTGAGGCCAAGCTGACCAAGACCATGCCCGAGGACACCCCGCACCTGGCGCGTGGCCCCATCCAGTTGCAGGGCCAGATGCTGGTGACTGGCCACAAGTGGGGCGCTGTGTGCGTGCTGTACCAGGGCATTGAGCTGCGCGTGTTCCTGTTTGGGCCTCACTTTGAGACACAAAAGGAGATCGTCAAGGCAGTGCTGCTGTTTGAAAACAAGCTGGACAAGTACCGGCGCACCGCTGAGATCGACTGGTATCCACCCGCGAGCAGCAAGGAGCTGGATCGCATCTACCCCATGGCTGCCGGCAAGGAAGAGGTTGATCTCGATGTCAGCGTGGCCGACCTGGCTGCCGGTATTGTGGCCAACAAGGCCGCGATCAGGGCAGCCGAGGCCAGCATTGATGACGCTGAGAAGCTGATCAAAGCGCACTTGGGCCAGGCCGAGCGTGGCCGCGCAGGGCAGTACATGATCTCTTGGCCAATGCGGTCATACAAGGCAGCACCTGAGCGCTTGCTGCCTGCCAAAGAGGCATATTCGATTCGTCAATCAACACTGAGCATTAGGGAGACAAAATGAATTTAAGACCCATTGAAGAGGCCTATGGTGCCGCAGTCAATGTCATGCTGGCCGCTGTGCCTGGCATGACCCAAGAGCAGGCCATGGAAGCAGTCGAGGCGATTGCCGAGCTGGTGCTGGCCACCATCCAAGCTGAGTTGACACAAGAAGAGGAGCAGCAAAATGCAGTTGACCACCACTAATCGGGGCTTTGCCCCAGCCACCCTCACCGAGGCGATCCAGTTCAGCGACATGCTGGCCAGCTCCAGCATGGTGCCCAAGGCCTACCAGAACAAGCCCCAGGACATCTTGGTGTGCGTCCAGTGGGGCTATGAGATGGGCCTGGCACCCATGCAAGCGCTTCAAAATATTGCTGTGATCAATGGCAAGCCCAGCGTCTATGGTGACGCGGCCATGGCCCTGGTGCAGGCCAGCAGCGTCTGCGAGGACGTTGAGGAGTACTTTGAGGGCGAGGGCACAACCAACCCGGTGGCCGTCTGTGTGGCCAAGCGCAAGGGGCGCAAGCCGGTGACTGCCAAGTTCAGCGTCGAGGATGCAAAGCGAGCTGGTCTGTGGGGCAAGCAGGGGCCATGGCAGGCCTATCCCAAGCGCATGATGCAGATGCGAGCTCGCGGGTTTGCGCTGCGCGATGCCTTCCCGGACGTGCTCAAGGGTTTGATCACCGCCGAGGAAGCCCAGGACTTTCCTGTTGAAGCCACGCCGGTGCCGGTGGCCAAGCCAGCCAACCCGCTGGACATGGTTGCCAAGCCTGCGCCGGTGGCCATTTCGATTGAGATCACCGACCCGGCAACCATCGAGGCCGCACTGGCCGACACGGTCGAGCCAGAGCCGGTCGAAGTGCTGGCCGAGATCCCGC